CTAGTCCATGCGCAATCTCAAATATTTTGAGACCGCTTAGGACTAGCCATTTAAGCATTATATGCGTGATCGTGTCTTGTCGACGGCCGTTGCTTCAAGCGACGCGACGGAGACTGTAACTAGTCCTCCGTCGTCTACGACAATTGTTGGGCATAACCCAGCGTACACGAACTACGTGTCCCATATGTGGGACTTGCCAAGCATAAACAAGCATAGCTTCAAGCCATGCATGCATGTGCATTATGATGCCTTCGCTAACCTGTTCGACAGTTGGAACGGTGGCGATGCTACGTTAGGACCCATCCCGAATCGCAAGGTGGTCGGTAGGACTGGCTTTCATTATGGCCAGCTTACTCCCCCTGCAACCGAAGTGTTGGCTAGGAATTATATCCCTGTCACAGGTCGGTCAGTTGATGACATTGGTAAGTGCGTTTTCGACGCATATAACCAATATATTAACGGTGTTCGGGCCCTGGATTCTAGTCAATCCATCGCTGAAATCAATGAGACTCCTCAATTGTTTCAGATATGGAATAGGCGTAAGGGTTTAGCTACTAACCTCACGAATGGTTTTCTTAACTATTCGTTTGGTTGGAGACCCGTGATTAGTGACCTTAGGGCCATTGCTCACGAGCTACGCCACTTCCGACAGACGCTTCGGAAGAGACTGCAGAGGATTGGTAATAAAAAGGTTACTAGACATTATGTCTTTAGCCTTGATGATACCATTGATAGTTACTCTGCAGATTTTGCTTCAGGCAATGATAGTCCCGGAGGATATTCCTACGGTTTCTATGAGCGCAAGAAGCGAACTGCATCTGCTAATAAGAGGCGTACCGTTACCGTCACGATACGTGCCAATGTTAAACCTAAGTTAAGTGGGGAGGCTCAAGATGTCGTTAATAAATTAGCGACCCTTGGGCTTATCCCGTCATTGGCAACGCTCTGGGCTGTCACGAGACTTAGTTTCGTGGTGGACTGGTTCTATAACATCGGCGGCGCTATTGAGAACCTTCAAGGTTCTTTAACTCACGACATTTCAAACGTCGAGATTTGCGTCTCTGATCTACGTACTCGTAGTATAGAGTACTGGTTTGAGAAGGCATCGGGGAATACAAGTGTATCCTCGATAGCAGGTATGGAAGTTCAAAAGTCTTATCAACGGATTGCTCCGGTGACTAGACCTTTTCTTCCTATCCTGACCTATCCCAAATCGTCGATGCAATATGTCCTCCTCGGACTACTTGCTCTGACAAATACAGGTGCTGGCAAGAAATTGCTTCGCACGGCAGATAGATACGAACACCTCGCTGATAAGCGACTTGATCGCATCGAACAGAAACTTAATAAGTTTCTACGTGATAATCGTATATTGGGGCATGGCCCCTGATATCTGTTATCACTGCTGCTAGTAAGACCCGTACTGGTCTCTTATGTACACCTCTAACCAAGTTAATGGTTCGACTCGGATGTCGTTAATATCCAACCAGCACAACGATGAATACAACCATCACCCTAAACAGTAAGGTCTTCAACAAAACGAAGTCCCCTACTCCCACGTCTGTAGTCTTAGTGACTCGCAGTCGTGGCGACACGCTCCCCGATGTTTTGACCGTTTCTCATAAAGAGACGACCAATCCTATCGAGGCTGGCAGCATCGACACCCGTTCTCTCATTCGCATCGATCGCACTTATGATAGTGGATCTGGTGTTATGAAAACGGTCTCGTGGATGCTTAACTCCGTTATCCCCGACGATGCTGACGCGACTAATATCGCTGCTGCATTGGCGGATTTGACGGATTTCATGGCTTCCGCGATTACGTTGCGTACCGCAAATATTGCGATCGTAACTAACCACGAGGTAGCCTAACAAACAACAAGTGCCCATGGGGGCTTAGTCAAAGTATATACAATGAAAAAGTCAACATTGGTCCAAGTAACGAGAACGCTCGGCGCTACATGTATGGAGGATTTAACCTCTCTATACATTAGCGATGAGCGCACAACTACGTGGGTAGACTATACTAATTGCGAGGATGCTATCGAAAGAGATGCATTCCTCGAGATCGGTAAACGTGTACTCGCGCAAGACGCATCATACGGTGTGTTAGTTCATGAGTCTGACCTTAGTGGTAAGATTCGTGACTTTGACACTATCCGTGTGGTGATTCTACTAAGCATAGCACGCCGATATCGACATTATACTTATGATGTTGATTTCGATCGTGGCTTAGCGTTATCCGGTCGCCCAAAGGCGACGTCTGTTAGAAATCTGATGCTACTCAAGTATCAGGAGCCGGAAATAGCTGGCGCCCCATTATATGGGGTGCACAGTTGAGTGTCATAATTGTGGTGATAATCCTATATAGGAGTGTTGTATGAATATACAGACAATATATAATCGCCTGCAAACTGACCTATCCAGCATATACGGATGTTCTCCGCAACTGGATAGCTCTAGGGCTTCTCTCTACGAGAAGTGCTGGAGAGACACGCTAGTGTTACTTGAACATATTAGTCTAGTCGACTATGTTGTTCACTTGACATCACCCGATGGCGGGTGTCTCTGTTATGACGAATATTATAACGATTCCTCTATTAGGGGGATTGTTGTAGTCCTAGTTACAAGGATATCTCAATCTCCGGTTTTACCGGATCAAATTGAGGTGCCATCAGAGTTGGTTTGTCTGATGTTACGCTTCCTTGAGTCTAGAAATCCTAGATTCCTGAGAGGCTTGCGTCAGATATGTCTGTTCACGTATAAGAGTAAGTCAAATGAAGTTACAAAAGAACAGGAAGACACGGCCATCAATGGTTTTCGTAGTAGAAATGCTACGTGCCATTCGCTATCTGTTAATCATTATAAGCAAAAAGCTTTAGATGACACAGACTGCGGACGTGTACTTGAAATGGCTCGCCTACTCGCGGGAATAGTCGCTGATAAGTGTGATTTCCGTAATATACGGCCTTCACACGGACCTGGCGCTGTTTCTGATGCGAAGCGAGGCTACAACAAGTGGATCAAGTTGGATTCAGCTACTACTCGTCTTTGTGACAAGTATTATCCTGTATCCGATTGGTTCGTTCCTACTCCAGACTCGTTTGAACACGAGAAGGCAAGATACACCGATAGCGTGTGTAAGCTTGCTATTGTCCCAAAAGATAAGCGGGGCCCTCGCATAATCTGCACTCAGCCCGTAGGGTTGATGTGGATACAGCAAGGCCAACTCCGCTCTCTGAATAAGGCAATAGAGTCCTCTGCTATCCTTCAGGTTAACCGTCTAATCAACGGGGAACCTGCCACGGCCATCAAATTTGATGACCAAGGGCAAAATGGTAGTTTAGCTCTTGAATCCTCACGGACTCAGGAGTTTGCTACTATTGATTTAAAGGATGCTAGCGACCTCGTTAGTTGGGGGTTAGTTCGCTACCTCTTTAATAAGAGTGTAGTTAGCTTTCTCGCAGCCTCGAGGGCAATGTACGTCAGGTTACCTAGTAAAGAGGTTGAGCGGTTGCACATGTACGCCCCTATGGGCAGTGCTATGTGTTTTCCGATCGAGTCTCTGGTATTCTGGTGCGTGGCTGCTGCAGCTACGTACGTACAGAGAGGTGTAACATACAAGTACCTATTAGGCGGTCATGCTACGAAGTTTCTTCGTAGTAACCTGTCTGAGGTGTTTGTTTTTGGTGATGACGTTCTTGTTCGACGCGAGTCTTGCAAGTTCGTCTGTGAATGTTTTGAATACTTAGGTTTTAAACCTAACTATACCAAAACGTTTGCGGAGGGATTCTATAGAGAATCCTGTGGTGTGGACGCTTACTTAGGCGAGCGGTTAGATATCGCTCGTCTTCAGTGTCCTGCCCTCACCAGTATGTCGGAGGCCTATGCAAACATAGATCTTGCTAATCGAGCAAGACGACTAGGTCTGATCAGCCTTGCTGATTACCTAGAGATAAACGTTGAGTCCTACTTAGGATTCAGCGTTGCCGCCGGTTTAACCGGCGGTAGTCTCTGGGATCGAGGCTGGCCGTGCAATGAACAAGGGGCTGATAAAGCCCTAAGTTGGAACTTGCGACACAAGAAAAGGATCAGGTTTAATCCTGATCTCCAGTATTGGGAAGCAATGTCCGTCATAGCACGCCCGCTCACTAACAATGAGCCGCAAGACGGTAGGTACCGTCTGTTCCGTGGTTTGACCACGGGCGTTGATGAACATACCGCTGTGACTTCTGAGAAGAAGTCACACTTTGCCTGGTTGAAACCAGACAACGTGCAGTATCATCTGGGGTGGGTACATGCCTTTTAAAGCGTGTACCGACCGAAGTAGCTTAATTGCTAACGTGTTTATTATATAAACATGC